GTTCAGAAGCGCACACTTCCTTGTCTCCGGTGACCGCATTGTGCAGATGGTCAGTCTGAGGGACCGTGCCTACCACGCCAAGGCTGGCAACGTCCACATCGGCATTGAGACAGACCCGTTTCAGGATGACAAGACAATCGCCAGCGCTCGGAAGCTCATCAAGGCTATCAACGCCAAGTACGGCTACACGCTCGAGCTGATCCGCCACAATGAGGTACCGGGCAGTGCCACCACGTGTGGCACCCTGATTGACCTCGATGACTACCGGCAGGACGCGCCTGTGGTTGTTCCTCCGGTTGTGGTGCCACCAGTGGTTGTCCCGCCTGTCAGCACACCACCTTCCTTTGAAGGTGACGTGATCCGTCAATTCCTCGAATGGCTGCTTCAGTCATACCTCACACGCAAGAAATAGGAGCACACAGTGAATCCGCAGAATCCTCTCCACCCTCTGGCCTACATGAAGGCCATTGCTGGTGCCATCATTGCCGGTCTGGGTGTGCTCTACATTGCGCTCTCAGATGACCGTGTAACGGCTCAGGAAGCGGTGGCTGTAGCAGTTGCCGCACTAAGCTCATTTGCGACGGTCTGGGGCATCCCCAACGCTCCCACAAAGGAAACGGTGAGCAAGTCCACGGTGACCGTTGAGACTTCGCGCGTACCGGCTCCAGAACAGGCATCAGTTGAGCCAGCTCCCTTTGTCCCAGAGAACGACGCCAGAGGGTAGTGGCCCTGACCTCAGTGTTGAGCTCCCTGAAGTGGAGTACAGCCCTGAGGCAGAGGCCTTCCTCGAGACGTTGACGTACAGTTTCCCGCCGTGCGCGGGATGCCCAAAGTAACTTTTTTCGAGTGAAATCTCTCTACTTCTTATATATTATTTATATTTGAGTAGATCAGAGAGTTTGGAATCATAAATAGCCTTTGGACTTAAGTGCACTTGAAAAAGTGACTTCTGCTCATTCTGCTCACACAGAAGAAGCCCTTCACCACTACTCCGGTGAAGGGCTTCTCTCATTTCTTGCGCTTACTGAGGTACAGGTACACAGCGTTTGGTGCGAACACCAGCAGAAGTATCAGCAGGTAGGCAATCAGGTGGTTGTCGATAGCTCTTCCTCCAGACTCTTGATACGTCGGTCAAGGTAGAAGCGACCCTTCTTCAAGTCTTCAAGCAGTGTGCTCTTGGCCTTCTTCCCGGCACGTCCCACGTACTTGAGAACGTTGAAGAGGTAGGCGTCTTTGTCCAAGCCCCACGCTTCAGCAACCTTGATGACTTCGTACGTCGTGTCTCCACCGTAGTGTGCTGGATGAACAACCATCGACTTTGCATCAATGTCAACCACAGGCAGAAGACCACCTACCGCAGTCTCTTCCACCAGCTCGAGGTTGCGTGCGTAAGGGTGAACCGCATCACCAATATTGAAGCAGCGGTTTGGTTTGGTGATGGTGAAGGTTGCAATACCTTCTTCTTTTTCGAGGTTGGTAAGCACACCTTCGAGCCCTAGAAAGTTGTCTGTGTTGCCGGTGTAACGTACCTTGTCGCCTACCGCGAGTGTCTTAGATGCCTGCAAAGTTTGAAGTGCCCTTCTCGTGCTGTGAAATGGTTTCGATGGTGTGAGACTTGCAGAGCACCACGTAGCCTCTGTCAAGGTAGTAGTCGCGGTAGTAGGTGAAGTCTTTCGCCCGCACTCCCGTCTCTACCACACCGTTCCACACGTCTGACCTGACGGGAGGAAGCGACTCGTGTTCGGTACCGCACTTGGCACAGGTCAGAATCTCATCAGTGATCGGCACTAGAGCTCCACCTTCGTCCATGCTGAGACGGTCTGCTCGAGCCAACCTTCAACGGTGGTGCCATTATGCGCGTTGCGCTGCATCCAGCCCAACTCACTTGAGAGGATTCCCTTGGCGGTACCTTGCTTCGCATAAGGTCCGTAGTGCAGCATGTAGCCGGTACCGTCAGCGTGGGTTTTCTTGATGGCAACACGGAAAGCTCCCGCGCTGTTCTCCTGCATCGTTCTGGGCACTTATGCATCCTTTGGTTTGAGTAGTTCAAGCGTCGGCATGTGCTTCAGCCTCATAGCAGCGTACCAAACTGCAACGGACAAAGCCATACGTGTGTGGCCTTTTCCGATTTTGAAACCGGCTTGCTTCATCATGTGAGTGATGACCGATTTCGAGTAGTCGTCCTTCTTCTGACGTAACCGCGTCAGCGTCATGTGCTGAGAAGGCTCAGGGTTTGCGTTGAACTGCCAGTAGCACTCCCCCTTGAGCCAACCGATAATCTCCACACCGCTCAGGTCAGCGGTGAACTTGTTGCTCGAGCGTAGGGTGAAGTTCTCACAGGCTGAGAAGTCCAGTTCCCCCTGCCGTCCCATCAACCACAAGGATTTGAAAGGCTCTTTGAAGCCGTGAATCCCTCGAGGTGTTTCTTGTACCCACTCCACCTTCAACGTCTCGGTGTTGTAGAGTGCCATCCCTGTGGCTAAGCCGGGATCAATCCCCAATATGAGTGTCAAAGGTTCTCCGCTATCCAGTGTCCGCGCTCACTTGAGCCAAAATGTGACGCGCGAGCTGGCTTGCCGGGAATCACTGAGCCGCTGAGCTGTGTCTGATACACGTCTCCCCGCTTCGTTCTCAGCTTCTCCAACAAGTCAGTCCTGCCGCGTCTTCTGAGGCTACCACGCAACTGTGCCCAACTGCTATAGCCTGACCTCTGCACTATCTCGTGGAACGTGGCACCAAACTTAATCATGTCTTCCACGTCTTCATGCAGCTCTGTGGTGCGCTGCACTTGCTGAGCTGCCGCGTCAGGCTTGCCGTTACGGTTCGCCTTCTCCCGCCTGCAGTCCAAGCAAATGCGCTTGAGCTGCTCCCCCCTGCCCCGCTTGTTCCAGCGGGTATTCTCTTCGGTCCTGACGTGACCGTTGAAGCACAGTTCAGTCAAGCTTCACAAACCTCTTGAAACCGGCTTCGATCAGTACGGGCTTCTCCGGTGTCCCGTAGCTACTGCTGACCTCAACCTCCACCCTGAGTTTGGTGGGGACTGGAGAAATCCAACGCTTCTCAGGTTCCTTGTGGTGCCCCCAAACAATTTCGATGACCTTGCCTACCCTGAGGCAACCGCTTCGGCCTGCAGTGACCGCGTACGCGATCCTGTCTCCTACCTTCACGTCGGTTCCTGTGAGGTCTGGTACTGAATCGCTCAAAGCTTTTTCCTTACTGGGTGGTGGACAACCAAGTTGCCCGTTATTTCGATGTAGTAATCCTGCTCAGCAACCGCTGAAGTGGTACTGCTGTCAGGATCAACGAGAGAGCTCTCTCCTACTTCCACTGGCTCCCCCCTTCTCTGCTTCGTACTCTTCGAGGGGCATTGATGTGAGGTGATAACACTTGCATTTGTCGCACTTGTATGACCGACATTCCTTCCTAGCGGTGCTTGGAGACTCCAGCGTACTCTTCAGCATGGCTTTGGCTTCGTGCTTGTTGATGAAAGACCGTTTTGTGCATAGCATGATGTTTGCTCCCCAGCAGAGTGTTTTGTTTTATGGGTGGAAGTTGAATTGGACTAACCGATAATAAAAGAATATGCACGTTCTCCGTTCACGAGTCGCTGGTTGGCATCGTAGATGCCTTTGATGATGTAGGTACCGATGAGGTACTCAGGAAGGTTGAGCCACACGTACTTGCGCTCTTCCTCATCATGCTCTTCCACCGCACCAAACAGGCGGAAGGCAAGCACGCTGTTGTCGTTCATGACGCGCTCCAACATCGTGTTATCGACGGTGAGCTGTACCGAACCGTCAAGGTTCACGCGCCACTCTTCTTCAAAGTGGTTTTCGATCAAGTCCCACATGGCGTTGAGGTCAGCCTGTCGCGGTGAAGTCTGACCAACCTGACGGTCTTTGATGTGTGTGGTTCGCATTGTGTCTCCAAACAAAGTAGGGGTACCGGCTGTTTGCCGATACCCCTACATTACCCTTTCAGATTTCTCTGTCAAGGCTTATGCCGCAAGTTTCTCCATATACGCAAGGTTTGGTCCGTAGCCTGCATCAGCAGCGAACGGAACAACGTCACCGTACGTTTCCTGACCAGCCCTACGCAGCGACTCTGCAATGAGGTTACCCACCACAACCTTGTGCTCTTCAGGACAGGTCACGTAGATGGCGTCATGGATGGTGCCCATGAGCCACGCGCCGTACTGCTCAAGCTGAGGATCAAGCCACACAGCAGCCTTCAAACAAATGTCGTTGGCTGTGGACTGTGACGTGAAGCTCAGAGCAGAGTTGGTGACTTCATGCTCATTCTGCTCAGTGATGATTTCGCTCTGGAAGTGACGGCCAAACTTGGTGACGATTGACTGACCTGCCAGAGCTCTTGCTTCAATCATCTCCCGCCACTCAGCGAACTTGCTACCGGGACGCACAAAGCCATCCACAAGCATCTGAGCAATGTGGGTGTCAACCTCGAGAGCTGCAGCAATGGCAGGCACACCACGGCCAAAGGAAACACCGTACACCACACCCTTCATGCGTGCACGCCACATGACATAGAAGCCACCGGGATCATCACCGTTGTCAGCACGCTCGTGGAGCTCTGCCCAATCAAACTGAGGCATTGCCGCACTGAGCAGAATGTCAAAGATATCACCAGCGTCAGGTTGGAACGCGGCAATCAACCAAGGATCACCGGACTCCATAGCCATCACACGTAGCTCAGCCTGAGACATGTCAGCCGTGACGATGACGTGTCCCGGCTCTGAAGGCAGTACCATCTGCTTCAAACGCTTGTCACGAGGGATTGTGAGCATGGATGCTCCAGAGCCCCCCAGACGGCCTGTGGACGCCGCGTGCAGCTTGTAACCGGGGAACACCATGTCACCGTGGCAGTGTTTCAGGAAGCCGGTGACATAGGTACCAAGCTGCTTGCTGATGAAGCGACACTTGGTCACAGCCTTGATGAAGTCCTTGACCTCATCAGAAGTCCGTGGATTCTTCATCAGGCGCTCGAGCACAGCCTTGCCAGTACCCTTGACACGCTTCTTACGGCTGTGGAGCCAAGCCAACACCTGTTGCGGTGACCGTGGATTGATGACCTGCCCCGCCACAACATGCAGCGCAGCTTCAGCCTCAAAGAGCTCTTTGGTCATCTCTTCCTCGAGCTGTTGCAGGTACTCCACATTCAGCTTGATTCCACGACGCTCCACACCGCTGAAGAGCTCAGAGAGCTCCATCAGCCAGTCATAGGCCATCTTGGACTCAGGGTCTTGAAGAAGGTAATCCTCAAACAGCTCATAAAGGAACCACGTGTAGAACACGTCAAAGGCGTTGTACTCGTACAGGATCGTGCGAGGGATACGCTCATAGCCAGAGCCACCACCGTACCGCCGTGCATCCCACCAGACGCCATCCTCACCAGTGCCAGCAGTCTTGTAGACCTTGGCAATGGTGAATTCCTTGTTGCCCTCATCCCAGTCACCAGAACCGAAATATTGGTCACCAAGATCCTTCAGACCGTGTGTGCTGCCTGCAGGGAACAGCGCGTAGTGAGCCAGCATAATGTCAAACCAGTTGCTTGCTCCCGGTTCGAAATACGAGAGGTCGAACTTGCCGTTGGCGGTGATGAGCTTGTTGCGGCGAACAAACTTGTTCAGCCCACGCTCCACCAGAGGATCACGCAAAATGTGTTCTGGGATGACCATGACTGAGCCCTTGCCGCCCCAGATAGCCACAGAGATAACCTTGTCGTAAGACGGGATATCCCACTTCACGTCACCAGAGGTTTCGATATCGAACGATATCTTCTTCCCTCGAGTGTTGTTCAGGATTCCCAGCACAAAGTCCATGCGCTCTTCCACGATGTACCGCATTTCGGGAAGGTCAGGCTGATTCACCAGCAGCTTCAGCGCGTCAACCATGCGCGTCATGCTGTCAGCTTTGGTGTAGAGAGAGCCGGGAGAAGGCGCGTTGATGACACGGCTTCGCACACCACGCGTCAAACGCCCCAGCGCAAGCACTGGAACGTTTCGGGCGGGCTCTTCAGGGAGCGGGGAGAACTCTATGGGCTCCGTGATGCCAGAGCGCTTTTTGGCTTCCTTGAGGATAGCCATAGCCTCTGGCACCATCTCCGTGGAGCTGTAGAAGTAGCTACGCAACGTAGTGGTCCCGCACCC